ACACCTCACGATCAAAAAGCAATGGTTTGATATGATACTATCAGGCGAGAAAACCGAAGAATATCGCGATATCAAGCCGTATTACAACCTTCGCCTTATTGGAAAAGAGTACGATACTGTTGTATTTCGCAATGGTTATGCACATGATGCTCCAAGCCTCACCATAGAATTAAAAGCTATACGCTTTGGCACTGGCAACCCCGAATGGGGCGCAGTACCCAACAAAAAATACTTCGTACTATACTTAGGGAAGATTATTAACACTAAAAATACCAACAAATGAAAAAAGAAATCACCCATTATTACTGTTTTTCGCTAAGTACTAAAATCAAAACGAAAAATAAGTTACAAAATCATTTTAAAGAATTTTTAATGGCAATGCACAGCGAATTATACCTTGCCAATGATGTAGAGAAAGTAAAACTATATATCATTGAAAAAGCTAAAGAACTAAATAAGGAGTACCATCGTTGCACGCCCTTAAATATCAGTTTTAAGCGATATACTGAGGGTGGAAATTTTTATCTAATAGGATTCGATTATTGTCCTCTTACCCTAATGTCCACCCACCTAATAGAATTGTAAATTCTTTCAGTCGTTAGACGAGTTTGTCTTGTCCGACACTGTCTGACGACCATTTTAAAACATCATATAACAAAAGACAACAATACAATGGAAATAGACGATTATGATATTAGTTTCTCCTCAATCTGCGAAAGGATTGACGGAAACCCTCAAGCAGCAAAAAAAGAGCTATTGCGATTGTGCAATATGACTGTAAAAGCAGAAGAAAAAGTTAAAAAATTAGAAGAAGAACTAAGTGAGGCAAAAACTGATGTAAGATTTTTTAAAAAAGGCATATACAACACCTTTGATTATTTTCGCAACCAAATTAGCAAACTACCCTCCTCTGTTATCCTCCGTGAAGGAAAGACGATATACATCATTAAGTATTTCGATGAGGATAACATTACAATAGATGTTGAAAAAGAAACTTTATAACTATTAAAATCACAAAGAAAATGAAAACAATAAAATTTAGAGCATTATCCATCTTTAAAGGTAAAGAGTGGCTATATGGAATACCTTCTTGGGATTTCACTCACTTATTTCCTACTGATGAGGATAATTTAGACGGCTTTAGTTGTTTTGAATGTTGTCCCGAAACAATCAGTCAATTTACAGGACAATACGACAAAAATGGCACTGAAATCTATGAGGGCGATATTCTTGCCCACGATTATGGAGGTTACAGCCTTATTGTGTACCGAGAGGAATGTATGGCATTCTGCCGTATCGATGCCAAAAATGTAGGCAACATCAATGGGTATTACAATCTTCACGAAGAGGCTTGGCGTTCGTGTTTGCAACGTGCAAAAGTTATTGGAAACCAATATGAAAACCCCGAATTGTTAAACTATAATAATGATTAAAAAAATGAATATGTATTTTATTACACCAAAAAACAGTGAAACTGGCAAAAAGTTTCAAAAGATAGCCGACAAATTAGATGTTTGCTTTGAAAACCAAAAAGCATTAGCCGAAAAATACGGCTTCACCTTGTGGCGAGGAGAAGATTGGGTAGCAGCAGGAGGAATATCATCAGTAATATTTCCCCAAGGCACTACTGTAGACACCAAAGTATGGAAGGAAGTCAGATATGGTGAATATATGCCCCGACTGAACATCAAGCAAGGTAAAGCCATACAAGCCGACTTTGACCAAGCCTTAACCATTAGCAAAGCAGAACTCAATGCCTGTATAGGTTGGAAAGAAGGATTTAGCGAGCATATTGGTTTTTGTAAGAATAATAACGAATACTTTTGCTTTTTTTTTGATGAAGATTGGACAGATGTCCCCATTCCTTCTGATTGTACCGAGATAACAACTTCTAAATACAAAGAACTTTTTAAAAATGAATAAAATAACACAAAATTTAACAATTCAAGAACTCGTGCCCCTTATCCAAGAATGGGCAAAAGAAAGAGAAATCTATGAGCAACTAACCCCCTTTGATGAACTCCTGAAAACCCACGAGGAAGTAGGCGAACTTATCAAGGCGTGTTATGATAACGACAAACCAGCTATTCAGGACGCCATAGGCGATGTAATGATAACAATGATTAACTATTGTTACTTTATAGAATTGGATGCTATAAAGTATATTAAGCAAGCGGTTGATCTATCCGTAACAGGTTATTATACCATCTCATACGTAATCAACGCTCATAACGCTTTAGGTAGATTGATAAGCCTTTATGTGTGGAATGAAGGCAAAGAAATATCTGAACCAAGCGGACTTAGAGTATTTAGCATCCTACACTATCTCAACGGCATTGCTCATTTAGAAGGCACCACCCTTGAGGAGTGCATAAACATCGCATACAACGAAATCAAAAACAGAAAAGGTAAAATTATTAATCGTAAATTTATCAAAGATGAAAAATACAAATAAAACTTATATGTATAGCACGTATATACCTCGCCCTACATTTATTAGAAGAAACAATAATAACAAGTTGCACACAGAAAAAGGCAATTCACAAGGAATATACAATCCTAATGATACTTTACAGGATTATATAATAGTAGGGTTAGCAATATTCAGTGTACCTATGTTAATCCTTATTTTAGGATATTTATCACAAAAAATAAATGACAAAGATGAATAAATTGAATTACCCCAATTGGCTTGTACCTTTGGATATAGCCCAAGAACTTAAAGAAATAGGTTTTGATGAGCCTTGTACATTTGCTATTGATTACACACAATTAATTGAGCCCTTCCTTGTTCAGGACTGCAATAAAGGTCATAACATAGTGTTTTGCGGTGAAATGAAAAATTTAACATACAAAACACTTGACAAGAATTTACTTGACAAGATTGCAATTATCCCCACTTGGACAGATGTCTTAGCATGGTTTAGAAAAAAGAATCTTGTAGGGCTTGTATCCTATCGTTATAGAGATAAGAACAATAAAGGTTTTTCATTCGAAATATTAGACGAGGATACGGATGTTTTTCTCTATAATACTTACGAACAAGCCCAAGAAGCACTTGTGTACAAACTAATTGAAATCTATAAAAGTGAACAAGAATGAAAATCTACATATCAGGAAAGATTAGCGGTACAGACCTTACCGAAACCCGCAAACGCTTTGCCGCTGTAGCTAAAGCAACGAAAAGATTAGGCTATGAACCCGTGAACCCCTTAGAAAACGGGCTTACCGAGCACGACACTTGGGAAGCGCATATCGTTAAGGATATTGCCTACCTGCTACAATGTAAGGCTATCTATATGCTACAAGGCTGGCAAGACAGCAAGGGCGCACGTATCGAGCACTATATCGCTACCGAAATAGGATTATCTATAACGTATGAGATAGAGCAGCCTATAAACGAAAACGAGTAACTCACAAAGGCAAAGGGTACAACAACCTTTTGCCTTTTTTAGTGCAAAAAAAATAATCTGGCAACTAACTAATAATAATGCACTTACAAACATTTGTTATATTTTAAACAAAATAAAATTGAAAAAGTAAGTAAAATACTTGCGTAATTAAAACAGTTGCCGTATCTTTGCAGTGTAAAATTAAAACAAGAACAAGTATTAACATTTAAAACATTTAGAACAATGAAAGATTTATTCAACAAATTAGAAGAAAGAAAGGGCGATTATTCAGTAAGTGAATTAATGCCAATAGCAGATGATTTAGCTGCTCGAATCGTAGCATTAGACCCACGAATTATAGAGGTTGATAAGCAATGGTCAGGTTACGGCACTTGGAAATCTAAGGGCTGGGCTAATAAATCATACTTTGGTGATGAATTAGCCAGTATTATTGTTAAGGCTCTCAACGGTAAAATAACTCACGATGAAGATTATGAGTTTGATTTGAAAGATTTTGAAGAGCCAATAAAAGAACGTATCTATGAATACTTATATTGATGATGCAAAAGCCCCTAATATTACATTAGGGGCTTTACTTTGTAAAATTAAAACAAGTCTAACGATTTAACACCCTTAGAAATGAGGGGCAAAAATACAAAATATATGGATAACGAAAAACTTTTTGAACTAAAAATGCCTAAATTCTTATTGGCATTACAGCCAGAGCCTGAGCATTTGCCTAATGGTTTTCACTTTATCTACTCTCCTCTCTACTTATCTCTGATATTGGTAATTAGAGAGCGCACACAGCAGATAGTTCTTAACAGAGAATTAAAGAGCAAGCCTCAGAAATTATACGTATTCAATGAATATGAGAAGTTCAACCTCATAATAATTCAGAATAACGTAAAATTAACTGGTGGAGAATTAGCCCCTGAAATATCCGAAACACAATTCTTAGATGAAGCGTGGGAATGGTACAGCACTAATATGATAACACAAGAATAATTATGACCTCGCACGAAAAAGTAATATACATCATTCAGCAATTAGAGCTATCCGACAGCAAGGTAGCAAGAGCAATTCAGAAGAGTACATCAGCCGCAACACACAAGCGAATGAGACTCAGAGATAACAAGTTTACCGATGAAGACTTCCAACGAATACACGATTTCTACCTCGAAAAACTGAGAAATATAGAAAAATTGGAATAAAAAACTTCTAAACCTGTCCCTTACTAAAAACAAAAGGTAAAAGGCTAACAAACAGTCTTTTACCTTTTTTATTACCCCACAGCCACCCCACAGTCCTCCCTTAGCTTCACTACAGCCACCATACAGGCAACATACAGCCACCCCCCCCTAAAACACCCCGCAAACCCTTACCACACAACGCCTCCCGTTAGCTTTTACCTCTTATCTCTTACCTCCCAACCGTCCTTTCTTAGTACTCCTAACCGCCC